AACCAGTCTCCCTCCATCAATAATATGTTGCCTGCATACGTCACGTCTGTGCAGCGACGTCTGGCTGTGGCTGGCATTCCGGGGCGTGAAACACAGGTGCATTTGAGTAGGGTAGACCAAGACGAACTCTTCCCCGATGATGAAGACCCAGCCAGCACAAATGTTTTACGCGCTGGCTTCATCGACGTAGCAAACTTGTTAGGGACTGCTGATCAGATCACTGGCCTTGGGACTTTCGAACAGAACCGTCTCGTGGTGTTCACTGCTGACCGAAGCATCATTTACAGGATAGACCCGGATATTGACCGATGGGTAATAGACGACAACGCGAACATCAACATTGGCTGCATCAGTCACAATACTATCGCGAACGCAGGGACAGACCTCCTATACTGCTCGCGGTCTGGTATCCATTCGATCAAACGGTCGGAGGACAACGGGATACTCGTGTATTCTTACAGCCTGTCGGACAAGATAGACCTGCTTTATCGCGAGCTATTTGCCTCCGTCGAGAACCCCGAAACATTGAGCGCGGTCTTTGACCAAGACACTGCGCAATACCACGTCTTTTTCCCACAAGCAGGTGGCCAGCTTTGCAAACGCCTAACTCTGGCTATGAACCCAGAGGGCGGTCAGGCTGTGCCGAAGTTCAACACTGGCGACTTTCTCAACGCACGCTGTGGGTCATTCTTAAATGGCAAGCTCGTCTATGGAACGACGGGTGGATTGTACGAAGTTCTCAAGGTCGAGGAGGATAATGAAAACGCGTTTACCCCCGATATGGAAGTTGTCACCCCCCTGCTTTGGCATGGGAGCCTTGAAGAAACGAAGGAGACGCAAAGCGTTATTATACAGGCGTCTGGCAAAGGCACTATCACCATGGACGCCCAAGACGAAGATGGTCGAACGCTAGGCTCATTAGTTTTCGAGGTAGATGACACCTCGGACGACAACTACTTCGAGGATGTGCCACTATCCAAACAGTATGAACGCAAGTGGTCACACCGTTATCGCGCGGCTCAGTACCGCATCAAAACACAAGGAGGCGGTGGTCTGCTTCGCATTATCGGTTTCGCAGTGACCGTGAGGACATAAAATGGCTCGTATTAGACAACAATTCCCCCAGAACTACGGCTCAAGCGGGAACATTAACAACGAATTTGAAGGTGTCATCAGATACCTTAACGCTGCTGAGTTGGGTAACAACACAGTTGGCGAATTGCTTGCAAAAATATTTGATGCCAACGGCAACTTCGATGGCCCTATCGAGCTTCAAAAGAATACAGGCGGCGACATTGAGTACCGCGTCGGCGAATACTCAAACACAACAGACGGCTGGATCACACTGGTCGCAGCGGCAGACTTGCGTGGCCCGTCTGGCCAAGACTTTGGTACAATCGGCGCACCTATCTTATTCGGGCGTGTAGACTTTACAGCTACGTCTGCACAAACTAGCTTTGACTACGCCCACGATGCCACAGACGAACTACTGGTTTACGTCGACGGCGTTCTAAAGCGTAGTGGCGCATCTTTCGATTACACGAGCAACGCTTCGGGAGGATCATCAAGCGCAGGCGCAGTTGTATTCAACAGCGGCTTATCCGCAGGCGACGTTGTCAGCGTTTTCAAGGTACGTGCTACAGCTATCACTGGCTTTAACCGCTCAGACACTGACACAACTTCAAGCCAAGCTGTGTTCGCCTTTGTCCACGACGAGAACACCAAGCTGCAAGTTTACAAGAACGGCATCCTACAGCGCGAGGGTGGTGCTAACGACTATACGGCATCGCCGTCATCCAACACTGTAACCTTCAACAGCAACGTGGCATCTGGCAACACAATCTCAATCATCACGGTTGAGAACACATCTGTCCAAGCTGTTACTGGCATGATGTTCGAGGAAGACTACGTTCATACAGATAGCGGCTTGATCCAACTCTCAAAGATTAAGATCGACAACGCGTCTATCCCACAGGCAAAAGTCGTCAGCTTGACGACAGACCTTGGGGCAAAAGCAAAACTCACAGTATCAGCCAACTCTCCAAGCGGCCCTGCAACGGGCGACTTGTGGCATGATACGTCTGTCACTCCAAACCAACTCAAATTCTACGATGGCACCCAGTGGCTGAAAACGTCACCAGAAAGCTCTCTGCCTACATTCACAACGGCAAACTCTGGACAGTTCGTAAAAGTAAACGGCACTGGAACCGCGCTAGAATATGGTACAGTCGACTTGTCGTCTGTGATTGCCGTCACCCAAAAGGGTGCCGCCAATGGTGTTGCATCACTCGACAGTACAGGACGGCTGCCCTCATCTCAGCTTCCTTCATTACTGGCGAGTGACAGCTTCTACGACACAGTCACAACTCCGACAAACACCACATACACGATCAAACGTATCTTCAAGCAGAAGATACAGATTGACGGCTTATCCTTGCAGACGACATCAGGCACTTGCTCAGTTCAAGTGGCGGTCAACGGTACAGGATTTGGAAGTACATACAGCGTAAGCTCAACAGTAAACGAGTTCACCATCGGCACGCCAATCGAAGTGGATGCGACATCAGCATCTAAATCTATTGGCTTTATCGTAACCAACAACTCATCAGGCTCTGCGCTTGAGGTCACAATGGCGGTCAGTGTTCTGACTAGCTAATGATTGAGGTAATAACAGATGACAAACACCGCGTTGCAAAATGGGCAAAGCCAAAACTTGAAGGGAATGTCCAATGGGCAAACTTCCAAGCGTTTGGCTTTGAGCGACACGGTGATCTTGTTGGTGCAGTCGTGTTCACAGAATACACAGGCAACGACATCCACGTCAGCGTCGTCACCACAGACCCCTGCTGGTGGCACAGACGCTACATCAAGTTGCTCTACGAGTACGTTTTCGACCAGTGCGGATGTATTAGAATTTCCGCGCTCGTCAACGAAAGTAACCGAAAGTCGATCAAACTTCTGCGAGGTCTTGGCTTCAAAGAAGAAGGACGGCTTCGATCTTATTTCAACCCTAAAGATGGCATTGTCTTCGGACAACTCCGATCAGAATGCAAATGGCTAGAGAGGTAAGTTATGGGTAAGTCCAGTCCAGCTCCACCACCCGATTATACGGCAGAGAAAAAACAAATCCGTCTCGACACCGAGGCTGATTACAAGGCAAAAGCGGACAAGTATAACGAGGCCGTTCAAAGCTATAATGATAACCTTACAAACTTTGGCAACACCTTCACCAACTTATCGAGTGGCGTTGGTGGCTTAACTTATGCTGACCTCTATGATGATCCTACAACCGCAGCAAACGAAAACCCTTACGCTGGCTTCAATACGCAAATCGGAAATCTCTCATCAGGCTTGGGCAACCTGAGTTTTGATCTTGAGAAGCCGACATTTGAAAGCAGTGTTGCGAGTGAGTACGGGAACGTCGGTATAACGAACATCCCAGACTTGTTGAAGCTCAATACCAACAAGTATGACAACCTTATGAACAATGTTTCTGGCTTGTCAGGAACATTGAGCGGCTTGCAAAGTGAGCGAGATAACGAAGTTAATCGTATTAACGAGTATCGCAACCAAGGGCTGGGAAGCCTCGCTGGCTTTAGCACTCAGCTAGGCCAACTGGGGATTGCAGACGAGAACCAGATGAACCAACTAGAGCGCGACCTCTCCGCACTCAATGTTGGCCGTACAAGTTTCTCATCTCCCATCCTCAATCAAATGTTCCCAGACGGGTTCACACAGTTCGACAGCCAATACTCTGGCTTAACTCAAGGATTGAGCGATCTTCGCAATCAAAGGCAGGCAGAGCTAGACCGCATCAATACTTACGAGCAAGGCTTGCTCAATGACGCAGACGCCTATCGCAATACTTTAGGCGGTCTGACAATCGCAGACGAGACTGGCATCAACGACCTCATCAGCCAGATCGAAGACCGCAATCGTCAGGCAGGTCGGTTCTCATCTGAGCTTGGCTTTGACTTTAACCAAGAGACAGGCGAACTGAGCGACTTGCTTCGCGATGTAAACCAGTTGTCTGGCGAGCGTCAGGACGAGCTATCTCGCATTAGCCGTGCAGAACGTGACTATCTCAACCAAGCACGCGCCCTAGAGGGTTCAGCAGAAACTGGCAGTATCTACAGCGCGGCAGGCATTGACGCCTTGGAAGACCAACTTCGTGATTTACGCCAGAACATTGGCGGCTTCACATCGCAGTTAGACTACGACTTTGGCGACACGACTGGTGCATTGGCTGACACAGACGTAGCTCTGGCTTCTTTGAATGAGCAGCGTCAGGAAGCACTTGATAGCATCCTGTCTCAAATCACCGGGGCATCAGGTTCTGCTTTGACAGACCTCGAAGCCTACGATGAGACTGGCATGCGTAATCTGGCGTCACAGCTTACAGACGCAGGTGGTGAGCTTGCTCGGTTCTCAGGTGGCAGAGTTGGTGACATCAGTGGCCAACTTGATACAGCCGCAGGTGCAATCGAGACGCGTATGAACGAGCTAAACGAGGCACGCAACGCTCTTGAAACACGCGCACAAGCACTGCTCGAACAGGTAAACAATGCTTCATATTATGGCACAGACGATCTTGGTGGGAACCAAGGAGAGTTTGACGCTTTGAATGCTGAAGTAGAACTTTACAACGCGCAGCAAGCTCTTGATGAAATTCAGTCTGCACAAGACCGTTTGAACTCAGAGCGGCAAAGACTTGAGCGTGACGAAGAAGCGGTGGCAGAGCGCGACCGCATCGCTAAAGAGCAAATCCTTTCAACCGTGGGTGCATCAGGTGTTCCTGAGTTCCAAGACTTCTCCCAAGTTGATCCAGTAACTTTGCAGGCATACATGCAAATGTTGGCTGATCAAGAGGAGGAGGAGTACGCGAATACACTGGCACCATCTGCGTTCGCACAAAATGTAATGAGGGCTTAACTAGATGTTTTCAGCAGTCTTAGGTTTAGCAGGTAGCGCGATAGGTGCAGCATCAGCGTCTCGCGACGCTGCGGCTGCTCGCGCACAACAGGATTACCAATTCCGCAAACAACAGGATTTGCAGGAAGCTAACCTTGGAATGATGCGTGATGCTCGAAGAGAGCAGCGCATGGAAAACGAATACCAGCGTGAGATGGAGCGGTTTAACAGACGCCTCCGCTCGCAGGAACGTGAGTTTGAGCTAGGCCAACTTCGTCAGAACCAAGAGTATCTGATGGAAGACAGACGCTTGGACATCGAGCGTCAGGTCAAGGAAGACCGTGAGGCTGCGAAGATACAGCAGTTCAACTTAGAAAACCTTCTGAAGCGTCAAGACATTGCAGAAGACGAACGCCAGTTCGCGATACAACAGCTTGAGCAGGTCAAAGCAATCGCCTCTGGCGAACGCGATGAGGACATGCGCCGCTTCCTTGAAGAGCGTGAGATGGCTCGCATCGAGCGCGAGTTTCTGACTGACCAGTTCAATGAAGCAAAAGGGCAAGCCCAGCTAGAAAGAGACCAGCAGCTACAAGATCGCAACGCGATCATGCAGAGCATTTACGGCATGCAAGACGCAGTTCAAAACACTGCGGCTGGCCTTGGCTACATTCCAGAGATTGAGCAACTTACAAGCGCAGACATTGCGACAGAGATCGACAGACGTACAAGCCAGTATCAGGGTGACGTTGATCGAGCAGCAGACCGTGTTGCATCTGTAAACGAGGCAGGTTTGATCCGAGGCGGTATGGATCGCAGTACACAAGGCACAGCCCGTCGTGGCGACATTACCGAGCGCATCGCCAAGGAATACCAAGACGCACGCAGCCGAGCATATGACGACGCACTTCGCTACATTACTGGCGAGCAGTCAGCCCTAACAAGCAATGTCGACAGCATTATGAAACGTCGTGCTGGCATTCTTGGCGAGACAGCTAACGTCGCTGGCGCAGGCATTGACCAACTTATGAAGGTTCCGCAGGCGGCATCAGCCGTTGACGCCTATCGTCTGGCTCAGATGGTTCCGTCTGCAATTTACAACCGCAACGTATCGAGCGCAGGAAACTTCCGCGCCCCAGTACAGATTGGCACCGCAGCCGTTCAAGGTACTATGTCACCGGGCATTGCAGATTATACGCGCCCAACGAGCATGGTGAGCAACGCTGGCTTTAATATCGACAGCGCGATCTTCGATCCATACGGCGTAACAACGAATGATCCGAACACATACATGTCCAACGCCATGAATATCGGAAACAACTTGTACAACGCATCGGCAACGTCTGCGCAAAACGCAGCCGACCGTTCTTACCAAGCCTCTTCTGGCTTCGGTCAGTCGTTCAACAAGTTCTTAAACAATCAGTCGCAGGGTGCGCAGTACGGCATTACGGGTGTAGGCACAGACGGAACGCCGACTTATGGCCAAACTTCTGGGCCGGGAATGTTCTACGGAATTAACCAACGTACCAACGACTTCTTCGGCAATTTATTCGGTGGGTAGAGATGATAGACTTCGTAGGATTTTCAGACGGGTACAGAAAGCAACAGGATACAGGCGAGCGCAAACGCCTCGAACTGGCTAAAGCCTTCCAAGAGTTTCAGCGTCAGAACCCGACAGCGAACCCACTGGAGTTCCAAGCCTTCATCGACAGCATGGCTGGCGGTAGCAATTACTTGCGCGGCGGCATGCCGTCTGGCGATATGCTCAAAGCAATCACAGACAGAGCAGACACTCGCCGTGCGCAGGCAGACGCAGATCGAGAGCGTGGCATATTAGAAAAAAACATCCAGCTTCAAACTAGCCTAGAGGGTGCGGCTACAGGCATTATGCTTGGCTATCAAGACCCCGGTAGCAATGGATATGAGCTTAAAGACTTTAATGCGATGTCAGAGCAACTTAAAGAACGCTTTCCCGGCGTAGACTTTGACAAGATTGGATTTGATCCCACGACAATGTTTACGGGCGACAGACGTAGGTCTGCTATAGCCTCTCGTATAGCTGAATACCTACCAACCATTACTAATCTTGTTCAAAGTTCTGCTGGCAAAGAGATTACGGCAGAACAGCTTTCTGCTATGAACGTGCCGCCTGCTCTTATCCAGCCACTTATAAACCAAGCAAGTCAGTTAGAAGACGAACGTCGTGATGTCTTCGCACGTACACGCGGTTTGGAAATTTCACGAGAGGCACAAGAGCAAATCGCTTTAGGCAACACAGAGGTCTATGCTCATTTGGCTGAAGTTTTTGGTGCAGCTAACCTGCCTAAAAAAGACAGCCCTTTAATGAAGCAGTACATTGCTGACGCAACAACAGCCGCGAACGAAGCAACAAACAATCGCGAGCGTGCCACACTTAAACTAGGCCGCGACCTAACGAATGATATGATGGCAAATGACGGTCTGCGCTCCTCATTGTTCTTAGATGACAGAGCGCAAACTGAGCAGGCCATGCTTGATTTCGCTAAGAGCGAAATGACCAATGCAGATTTCGAAGCTGTATTCGGCAAGAAGAAAGCCGATGCCCAAGCCTCAGATATGTCTGGCTATGTCGACAATATGATTGCCAGCCTATCAGTCGTACAGCGCAAAGAAATCACTGAGGCGCGTCAGGGTGCTAAAGGTCAGGTTGTTGATCTGGTAAACAACGCCAAAGCCACTAACGATGCAGCAGTAATTAACCGCTTCGGAGACCCATCCAAGAAGGATGCCCCTCCACAAGTGGGCAACGGTGGTCGCTCGGCACAGCTTGCGGCGCAGTCTCTTGCTAAGAAATACGCAATGACACCAAGCGTCTTGCAGGCAATGGAGAATGTATTCGCATCTATCTCAGCGGATGAGCCGCAGACCATGACAAGCATCATGGCATTTGTCGAAGCAGACCCAGCATTCCAGAACGCTGCGCAAGGCAACCTATTGAAAGATGTCTTGGGTCGTCTTGAAGATGACGCAAACAACAAGTACGGACGCCGCAGTCAGCAGACTTATGGTGAATGGTTTGCAGATACTCAAAGCCGCGTTGACAGCACTATGTCGAGCTACACAGACAAGGTCTCAACTGCAACGGCTATGTTCCAAGACGATCCAGTCAAGCTGGTTCAAGCCCTACAGGCCGTGGCCAGCAACTTGAATGCGTCCATGGAAGACGCAATCGCAGACTGGCGAGCAGCGGAACAAACATCGAAAGACTTCACTGGGTGGCGTACTCCGGGGTCAGAAGCCTTCGACAGTTCTGCTGTATTCGGCGATGGGTCTGGGTCTCTGGAAAAAGCTATGCGGCTCCAAGGATCGGAAGTTCTGTCCGAAATCGACCTTCTTATCCAAGACGCCAAGCAGCGTATCTTAGCCGAGCAATCATCAACAGAGACAGGGGATGCGAGTAATTCTGGTGTGACCCCAAGTGGCGATACAGTTTCTTCTCGTGAAAATGAAGTTCAAGGCGTTTTGAATGAACGTCTTGGAAGTATTAGAAATCTGTTCAGTCAAGCCATGAAAGACACGAGCTTTGTTGGCAAGCGCACTGTCGAGCAAACGGATGAGCAATTCAGAGATAAACAGGCTTTGAGCGCATTTTTGTATAATGCTGGTGGAGACATGGGCGATTCTCTAAATTTGTTTAACATGGATGACGACAGCGGCCCAGAAGGAATTGGCGCAATAATATCTGGCGATGTAGACACATACAATTCTTTCATAGCTGATCCTATCAAGTTTATGAAAGAGTGGACGGATGCAGACGGCGTGAACTGGTATCGTAACTGGTCATCTAGGAACCAGTAAGGACGACCACCCTGCCACACCTCCAGTATCTTAGTCATATCGACTAGGAAACTGGAGAACCTGCGGTGAGCTATTTTAAGGACGTCAACTTTGACGATATTGCTGGCAAGACCAGCGAAGACTATTCAGCATCAATCGACCCACGCAAAATCTTAAATGATCCCGCGTTTTTGTCTGACTTACGGGGATATTACCGTGAGAAAGGCGAGTTCTTCGCCGATGACAAGCATCTCGTAGACAAGTTTTACAGCGACCGTACATGGGCTGACTTAAATACAGTCGGTGCGATTGGTGATGCGCTCGAAGCAACGTCTGCAAATGCTGATCAACGTCAGAGAATGAAGCGGATCGAAACTGTTTGGCGTCAGCTTCCCAACTTCTGGCAAGAGGGTGGTCGAGGCGCAGGCGCACTTGGTGACATTGCCACATCTATTGTTGCAGACCCGCTCAACCTTATTCCCGGTGTCGCTGGTTACAAAGGCGCAGCCACAGCAGGACGAGCCGCATACCTTGCTGGCAAGTCTGCACCCGTAGCACGAGGCGTTGCGTCTGGTACAGCACGAGCCGCTGGCTCGGAAGCCGCAATCTCCGCTGGCCAAGAGGCAATCGTAAACACTGCAACTCAGGCACGCGATATACAGCTTGGTCTGCAAGATGGATTTAGCCGTGGACAGCTTGGAGCCGCCGCTCTTACAGGCGGCGTCTTGGGTGGCGCAGTCGGTGGCGCGATTGGTTTACCAGCCGCTATTGCAGGCGCACGTTCTGGCGTAATCCCTGCCGAAACCTTGAGCCGTATGGGTATGACCCGCGAGCAACTTGCGGCGATGCCTCCAGAAGAACTGGACGCATTTTACAGAAACATGCAGGAAAGCGGCGCGACTGGCTTATTGCCTCCGCAGCCCGAAGCACCTGCCCCCGAAGCCCCCGCGCCCGCAGAAGCCGCACCACAAACTACACTTAATACTGCTGAGTTTGGCGATCTTGCTGGCGATCTTGCTGACGTAACAAGTCAACTCAATGCCGCCACTACAGCCGCTAGATCACACTTAGACAGAATACGTGCGTCTGGTGCAGAGGCAGAAACAATAAACAATGCAGTCAACGAGACTGCTGACATGGCCGCTTTACGCACAGCAGTTGCTCGTGCCGAACGCGAAGCGAAACAAATTGCGGAACTAGAAAAGTCCAACGACGTAGCTGACATAAACAAAGCGCGAGACATGCGCCGTCGTTACGAAGATTACATGTCTCAAGTTCGTCGGGTCTTGCAAACTTCTGATGGCCTAACCCCAGACGAAATGTTGGCACGTATGGAGCGAGACGGGTTTGGCATGCGCCAGACACCAGAGGCAGAGCCAGACGCACCCGAAGGTGAATTGGCACCCGCTGCTGAAGCTCCGCCAGAAACAGAAATAATGACAGACGCGCCGTCCACAGACGGGCCGATGGAAACTACGTCTGCACCAGGGACAGACGCACCAGCAACTCCTGAACCTGAAGCTGCACCTGAAGCGTCTGCCGAACCAGCGGCTGAAACCAAGCCGATTGCATTTGGCACACAAGAAACCAAAGTCCGCGCACTTCTTGATGGCGACTACACAGAAGCAGACCTTGCACGCGATATAGAAAGCGGTCGCGTATCGACAGGCAAGAGAGGACAGCTTGTCCGCTCTAGTGTTTCTGACATCCGAACGATCAAAGAGATTGCTCAAGGCGGTCGGGACATCCAGAAAGCACTTGGCCCCAAAGAACTAACACCTGACGAAAAGCTCGAAGGCGTCCTTGCACAAGTCGACCTTGGCAACGAGGCATTCCGCGACAATCCCCTTGAGCTTCTTGATGCTATCCGCGCACAGGCGAATGCGTCTGGCCTTACAGATGCAGAAGCTGACGAACTAGCCAAGCTGTACAGTAGCCGCAACGGTCTGGACGCCGCTGGTAATGCTCCAGAAATTTCGATGGAGCTACGTGGTCGTGCCTTGGCTGAAGGTCTTGACTGGCGCAGTCTAACGCCCAGCGCAAAATCAAATAACCGTATTACCAAAGGCGTCGTCAGCAAAGCCATCCGCACACGAAAAGCTGAAGCAGGGATTGATCCCTACGCCACGCAAGCTCGCAAAGAACTTGATGACATTGTTGATCTGCTAGATGCGCAGGGCGATGTCATGGATGCAGACGACATACGCTCTGGCGTTGCTCTGCTTGGTCGTGCGTCAGACTTCGAGACAGACCTCGACGACCTTCTGGCTTTAGCCGAGTACGACATCAGTCGCTCTACAATGATCGACGAAAGCCGTAGCGACATCTTCACTCAGACTGAACTCAAGCAGATCGCGAGACTGAAGAAGCAGTACAAGAAAGAAATGCCAGATGCGAGTGATGACGCTCTGACTGTTATGGCAGAGGCGCGTATCACTGAGATGCGTGGCAACAAGTCGTCATCAGGCATGCGGTCTGCACAAAAAGGTATCGACCAGAAGACCGTATATACAACAGCAGGTCGCTCCGCAGCCACTGGCAAAATCCAAGGCATTCTGCGCCGTGGGACACGTATTGCTAAAGGATCAGATTACACTGTTTCTAGTGGGTACAACGCAAGCCCAGCAGATTTTGGCCGTGAAGAAGCAATGCTTCGTGCAAACTCTGGCAAGGGGCCAGACCTTGTACCCTACACAACCACTGGAGCCGAGAAAGTATTTGCTCCCGGCGGTCTTGTCGAGGTTAAGAAGGGCGCGACTGCATGGGCAGACGCTGTCACTGGACGTTCATTCTCCAGCCGAGACTTCGCACTGAAAGCTCGCGGCGAAGCTCCGTCTGCACAGCCTAAAGCAACGCAAGCTGCACCAGAAAAAGGTGTGGATGAAACTCTTAAAAGCCTCCTCGCAAAATACGCTGGCGATGGCGAGGCAGACGTCGATACTCTGCTCAAAGAACTGAGAGCGCGGAAAGAGGGTACGAAACCAGAGGTGGCTGTTGACCCAGCTACACCTGCGGAGCCATCCCCTGCCCCATCTCGTGGCGATAAAAAGCTGATCGTCCGCTCAAAAGAAAACCCTGACGACATCAGGATTATGAGCAAGAAGCAGATTGAGGACGGCAAGGACATCTTCGCCATTATTGGCCAAGACCCTAAGAAGTCATCATCAGTCTATGAGAACTGGGATGTGCGCTACGCGCCAATGGATGCAAACCCGCGCACTCAGCGTGCGCGTGAAGCTCTGTTCGACAGCTTGCCAGAAGAAACAACAAAGCCAATCGAAGGTGGCCGCTTCAATAGCGGCAATACTACTGGCCTTGGCGATCCCTTGTTGGTCGAAGATGCAGACGCAATCGAAGTGACGCTAACCCCAGACGAGCTTGCTGTATATACACAAGCCGCACGGGGCGTCGGATACACTGACAAGATTAACAACAACATTGTGCCGTTTGGAAAACTACGCTGGGCTACCACTTACTTGGATACACAGTTTGGCTGGCCAAAGACCGTAGAGGGGCAAAGGACTATCGCACAGTCATTGCGCACTCTTTACGGTGCGATGCACCGCGCCAATCCAAACGGTTTCGTGCTGGCAAACCAACAAAGAAAGATTGCGATTGATAACGTCGAGCGCACTTTCGATGGGTTTTCTGCGGAGGAACTATCCAACGCTCGCAAGCTATTACAACAGCTAGGTGGCAACCCTGCTATTGCTCCGAATATTCGTGGTGGCAGAGGTGGAGATAATCTTACAACAATGGAGAAGGCGTCAGCGGCTAACGCTGACAGCCAAGTAATAAATGTCAACACAGACCCATCCAGAAAACTAATACAGCCTAAGATGGCTGCACTGTATCACGAGGTGGCACATTGGGCGTATCGTAACATTCTGACCCCAGAAGACCGCGTAGAGTTCTGGGAGCATATGGGTACTTACTACAACACCAAAGGTCAGCTAGATATGGGCGCGGTCAAAGACCGTCTGCCTGCATATACTGGCATGGAAAATCCATATGGGAATTTCTCAACAAACACGACGCAAAACCCCCAAGAGTTTTTTGCAAATCAGTTCTCTATGTGGGCTATGCAGAACCACTCGAACGTAGCCATCCGAGACATGTCATTCTGGCGTCGTATGACGCAATATGTTCAAGCAGTCTTTGATAGATTTTTTGCCAAAGAAAGCATCGACCCAAACCTTGAGCCTTTGTTTGCTAAGATACTTCCGAACCGTGCGGAAGAGCGTACGTTCCAGCTTGGAGTAGACGCCGCACCGCAAGGAGCAGAAGGCCAAGCCATACAGAAACGCTACGTTCAGCTTGGTATGATCGAGCAGGACATCGAATCCGCGTTTGCGTCTGACAGCGCAGACGGGATCATTACTGCCTTCGACGAATTGCGTAAATACATCCTTGGCGTCGGCAGAAATAGCGAAGAGGTTCTGCCCGGTGTTGGCGGCTCTGGCCCATTACTGGCTTTGCGCTCACCTAAAGGTCAGCCGCAGACGATGCTGAAGGTCTTGAATGAAAAGCTCAAAGCACTTGATGAAATCATTGGCGGTAAGCCATCAGATTTGACAAGCATTGACGACGCAGCGCAGGCCAGACGCTACCTTGAAGGCGGTGAGTTCTCTGGCATGTCAGAAATCGCAGACCCACAAGCTGTCGCAGACTTGCTGCGCGACTTCTACTACAACGGTTATGCTGGCAAGTTCGTTCCTGCCAATGGCGTACCGGGGCAGATCAAGAAGCTAGAGAAATCTAGCGTCAAACATATGATCGAAAGCGTCCGCAAAGCATTGGGTGCTGGTTATCAACGTGCAGAGGGCAAAGCTGAACTACCAACTGGTGCAGTTCCTGCGTCTGTAACAGGCGGAGCGCAGCCACCAGTTCGTGCAGACGGCAACGTCACACCTTCTGGCACCAAGCGCAAAGCAGCCAAGGCTAAAAAGGCAAAAGAAGACCGCACAACTGCGCAAGCTACTGCCGATACGAAGACGCAGAAAAACAAACGCGCACGCAACACTGGCAAGAACAAGCCAAACGTAGACCCAACTGTAGCAGATACAGTCAAAACCTTGTCGCTGAAGAAACTACAGTCTGACTTCCGCAAGCATCGCGGTACAGATTATGGCGATCAGGTGGCGGCAGAGATAGTTGCGAAAGTAAAAGCTGCGCCTCTGCCAACCAAGGCTGTGCCAGTTCGCAGAGAAATCATGGAGCTTGGCGGTGCGGCACTCGAAGACAGACTACTTCGTGCGATTTACGAAGGTGATAAAGCAACCTTGAATGAAGCACTGTGGGAAACCCAGTATCGCATTGCCAAGAAGAAGGCTCGCAAGACTGGCGGCAAGATTATATCTCGCACATTCCGCGAAAGCAGCTTGATGATCATGCGTGAGGTTAATGACAATGTAGGTGTTACATCTCTTGACGGCGTGCCTGCCGCAGCCCGTGCGTCTGTACGTGAGAACCTGTCTCTGATGACCCACCGGGACGCAGACGTACAGAACGTAACACGCACTATGGCATATCGCCTGTACAACATTATCGGCAAGACATCTCGCGGCGGAGAAGACAGCGTAAACTTGATTGGAACTGCTGACATGTCACGTCTGGCAGGTAGCGATCCGAGCTTTGCAGGTGACGGCGTATTCGGTGACTATCGAGGAGCCGACTTCAACTCATTCCGCAAACAGGTTCGCCGCATTTCGTCTGCAATCAACAAGGGCGATGGCAAACCAGATGAAGCAATCGGTGGTCTGATGCACATGATTGTCCGCTCTGGCGCACTCAAGCCAGAAGAAAGCGAAGCAATCGTAGAAGCATACCGCTCGCTAGACAGTACAATGCGCAACCGCATTGAGGGTCTGATCGGAAGCAAATACGCAGACCGCTCAGAGTACGTGCGTGAGCAGGCAATAGCAGAGGAATGGTTCTCTGATGCAGTCAATCGCTACACACGCGAAGAAATGCCTCGTTCGCAAATCTTAGACGGTGTAATCACAGGCGATACGAACAACGTCCGCATGAGAAGCACCTTAGATCGTGCTATTGATCGCACGATTGAGTACACAGCCTACGCTACCAATGGGCAGATTGGACGCACAGATGTTAAAGGTCGCTATCGCCGCCTGACGCTGTACGGTGATATGTTCGAGAGTGGTGAGAAGCGTCCGATGATTGGCTCGCTCGATGGCGGTGTCCTTGCACATCCATCATATGCCGCAGATTACGCACAGGACGCGATCAACTCTGCAAGCAAGCCTCGCATGGCTAACCTTGTAAACTTTACTAAGGGTGGCGTTGGATTTGACGAAGCATCGCAGACGCCAAACGTCTTCTACCACGGTACACCCAAAGGGTACGTGTTCCGTCGTACAGACGACAACCCGAATGCAATCTTCAAGCGTTCTCAGGGCGGCAACTATGGCCCCGGCTACTACCTAACGGCAAACCCGCACGTAGCTGGCGAAGTCTATGCAAAACGCCCAACTGTCGAAGCAATGTTCCAGCAGGCTGAAGAGCTTGGCCTGCCAACTGCCGAGAAGGAAGACCTTGATTGGGACATCTGGGATATGGTGGAGACACGCCGCGAAATCTCTAAGGTACGCCGCGAGTTTAGCGCACTTGAAGATGAGCTTGGCATCAACCCAGACGTTACAACTGGCACACTGGATGCGTTCCGCGATCACCTCGATGACTTGGTGGCAAACGAACAAGCCATAGCTGAGAGTTTGTCTGAGCGTGGCCTTACGATTGACCCATATGTCATGCCCATGGTGATCAAGCTGAACACGCCTGTCGATTTCAGAGACACCGCGTCATACAACGCAAGCCACCCCATGGTTAAGTCAATCATGGCGAAGATGAACGAGGTCGGTAACACGAGCGAGCGCACCTTCCGTCACATCGAAGACGCAATGGGAGGCGTCGATGTCGATGGCACAACGGCGTATCGCGAACTGGTGAACTCACTCATCAAGTCTGGCCGTAACCGCGCAGCCGCGCAGGAAGAACTAACGGGCATCCTAGACGACCTTGGCTATGACGGTATGCTTACGACACATCGCAACTCATTGGCTGATGGCGAAGATGTTATGGCGAATGGCGATACATATCGTGCATCTTCCACAACCCACACGTCTGCGGTCTTGTTTAACCCAGAGCAAGCCAAGCATATCGACGCTGATTACTTCGATAGCAACGATGAGATGATCTACAACAGCATCATGGAGTTTGACCGCCCCATTCCAAAGGGTGTGAACGGCGACATAATCGACGCTGTTATGGACGAGAGCGTTTCCAGCATCGACGAAATCCCAGTCGGACAATTCGGCGAGCTTCTTGAGCAAGAAGGTACGAACAGCACGATCACTGGCGCAGTCATGTCCATGATGCGCAAGCGTAACATGTCTCCAAGTGAAGAGCAGGCAGTCCGAAAGGCTGGCCCGTTCAAATACTTTGAGCGTCTGTCGACCCGGATCAAGAACCAAGGGATGCACTGGCTTGGCGACAAGTACAAAGAGCATTACCCTGATATGAACCAGCGGTTTGCCAAGAAGTTTATGCCGATTGCTGACAAGCTGGCTGCACTGCCAGACACAGACGGTATCCTTCGCGGTTATTTCCGTAAAGCGTCTGCGAGCATCGGGCAGGAACAGCCTAAATCCTATGGCCGTATTGTCCGTGCATTGCGTCGGGGCGACGGGTCTCGCCAAGAGAAGGCATTGAGCGCAGACGAGCGTAATATTTACCGCCAGATCAGAGCGACACTAGCCAACGAGCGCAACGAGCTTATCAAAGAAGGCTTCCATGTAGGCAATCGTGGCCCGAACTACCTGCCACAAGTCTGGAGCCAGAAAGCGATCAACAATAACCGCCCAGAGTTTATCGAAAAGATGAAGCGGTACTATGCAATCGAGCGCAACAACATGGGGGCAGAGTACACAGACGCGGAAGCCAACGCATTTGCTGAAGGCATCATGCTCAAACTGCTTGATGAGACAGAAGAAGGTGTGTTCATCCCAGTTAAAGGTACAACTAAGAACTCTACGTTTGAGAACGTAGATTACTCCCGTGTTATCGAACTTGATAAGTACGCAGAAACAGGGATTTTAGATGAGCTTGAAAAGTTCTTGGAAGACGACCTCGAAGCAATCCTTGTCAAATACTTGGAGGGAAGCTCCCGTCGTCTGACGTCTGCGAAACGCTTCGGTGTGAATAGCCACGCCGTCTCTGACTACATGACTGTAGCGAGAGAAGGTAAGGCTGGCATTGTCGCATTGCTGACAAAGAACAAGCAGTTCGAATATGACATCACAGCGATGAACCCGCAGGGTCGCAAAGAGACAGCTTCTTTAGTCGACACAATTCGCATGCCATTCCAAGGCGACAACGGAGAAGCGTCCGAGTTTGTAGATAAACTGATGGAAGTCGCTAACACATCTGGCCCCGCTGGTGCGCGGCAGATGCTGATGGATATTGCTACACTTGGCCCAGACGGAAAGGTAAATCCTGTTTATGCCAAGCGAGTAGACGCGATTGTTGGCGCACTCAACGACTTCAAAGGCAAGGCTGGCTCTATCGCATACGATGAAGGTGAAGAGTATGTAGATAACGCCATGCGTATTCTGATGAAGAAGCCAATGCACGGCACAAACAAGACTGGCATGAAAGTGTCACGCTCGCTTCGCTTCTTTAACAATGTCTCCCTGCTTGGCTTTACCACCCTGACATCTATCGGTGACTTGGGCTTGCCCATCATCCGATCTGGCTCTTTCAAGTCTTGGTCAAAAAGCCTCAAAGAACTAAAAGACCCACAATACAGAGAGATGATCCGCAACGTCGGCGTGGCCATGGAGAACATTGTACACGAGCGGATGGTTCACCTGTACGGTGCGCCAGACAACAAAGCATCGCACGCATTCTTCAACGCGACATTGCTCACGCCATGGACAGACATGAACCGTATGATTGCAGGTGCCACTGGCTATGAAACCTTCATAACCATGCAGCAGAAAGCATTCGACACCTTCAAGACGGGCGTTCCATACGCGCAGCAGTCTGCACAATACAAGACGGCACACCGCTTCTTGAAGAATTACGGCCTAGCTGAGTTCCTGCCCGGAGCAAAACGCGCCGGGGAAAGTCTTGGCAACCGGGCATTGATGCAGTCAGACGACACTGTTCGTATGGGTGTCATCAAGTTCGCAGACGACGCAATCTTCCAGCCCAACCCGAACGACATTCCGATGTGGGCGCAGACGCCTGTTGGACAACTTGTGTTCCAACTGAAGTCTTTCCCGCTGATGATGTCACGGATGACAGGCCACATACTGAGCGAAGCAAACCAAGGCAACTTCAGACCTCTCATGTATCTTGCGTCTGTAGGGCCAGCGTTCGGCGTCGTTACATTGTCTGCAAAAGACATGATCCAGATGCGCGGCGGTGAAGATGACCGCAGCCCAGAGTTGCGCAAGCGGAATGTTCTCAAAGCACTTGGCTATGACAAGAAAGTGCATGGCGACGAGAATGATTTCCTCGGCTGGTATGTAGAAAGTATGATGGTTATGGGCGGCTTTGGTCTGCTCGGCGACGTCATTCACTCCGCAGTGAGCCAAGTAGACAACGGTGCATACGGTCAACAGCGTATGTGGTCGACTGTTCTTGGCCCATCATTTGGTCTCGGCAATGCAGGAATGCAGGTGACTGCTGGCATCTTCGATGAAGGTGACAACAGCAACTCCAAAGAGCGTTCGGCAATGCGTGAGGTCGCAACCCGTATCCCAATCCTCGGCGGCAACAGACGTATCCGCGAAGGGATTGTAGACGCTACGGCAGGTGAAGCCTCAAGCGGCAACACAGGCGGATGGCAGTCTAGTTGGAGCAAATCTTATTGAGGTGAAACATGGCAGTAGCAATGGAGAAAATTTTAGCGTGGAAGATCATGCCACGTCTTATGATGTTCGTAATGACGCTCATGTATATACGCGTGATTGAATGGGGAATGTCTCTCCCAGACTTATCAACGCAACAGAGCGCAATGATTTCCGTGGTCAGCGGCGCGATGACAGGCGCGTTCGCCGTCTGGTTGGGGAGTGAGAAGAAATGATACAAGCATTATTTGGCCCCATCGCTAGTCTGGCAGGTAGTTGGCTAGACGCAAAGACAACGAAGCAAGCCGCCGAAGCAAAGCTGAAGCTGACTGAAGCAGAAGCAAAAGCAAAGATCATGCTCTCAGAGAAGACGTCTGTCGCAGACTGGGAGCGCATCATGGCGCAAGGCACACAGAACTCTCTCAAGGATGAGTTCGTAACCGTCATTGTGCTGATCCCGGTGATCCTCTGCTTCATTCCCGGTCTGGAACAAACAGTAAAGAATGGCTTTGACCGTCTGGCTGAGTTGCCGGAGTGGTACACCTACCTCGTTTATGTCGTCTGTTGTGCCGCCATTGGTATTCGCGGTGGCAAGCAGTTCTTCGGAGGTAGAAAGTAGAATGGATAATATTAAGTTACCGATTGCTTTGGTTATCGCAATGGCAGTTCAGTTAGCAGGCGGCGTCTGGTGGGTCTCACAGCAGGCATCAACCATATCAAGCCTCGAAGAAACTGTCAGTCAGCTTGGCTCTCGTATGGCCATAGAAGACAACATCAACTTGAAGCGTGATGTTGCAAACAACAACGACGACATTGGCCGCATCTGGGATGATCTGGAAGAAGTCTGGGAAGAAATCTCAGGTCTCGCATCCATGATTTCGAGGGTCACAGAAGTCCAGCAACGCGTCGCAATCATTGAGAACGAACTCAAATATATCTCGAATGGCGTGAGATAATGGAGACTTGGCAAGCATTCCTCCTCCTGATGGTCAGCATCAATACCATTGTGAACTGCTTGCGTCTGTATGTTGAAGTAAGGAAATCATAATGACAAACAAAGCTATGAAACTTCTGCAAGAGAAATGCGGAGTAACAGCAGACGGAGCCTTTGGCCCCAACACTGCACGGGCTATAGCCGATCATTACGAGCTATCACCAGAACGCGCGGCCCATTTGCTAGGTCAGGCATCTCACGAGAGTGGTGGCTTCAAACGCGTGAAGGAAAGTCTGTACTACAGCAGCCCCGAAAGAATACAGAAAGTCTGGCCTACTCGCTTTAGGACTGTACAGGATGCGGAGCCATACGCACGCAACCCAGAAAAGTTGGCAGGCAAAGTATATGCAGGCAGGATGGGCAACATTAACGAAAAAGAAGCTGCCATGTTTATTGGCAGAGGATTTCTTCAATGCACCGGGCATACAAATTACAGACTGTTTGCAAAAGATATGCGTCTGCCAGAGGTTTTGAACGCGCCATCAATGCTTGAAGAAGAGTACGCGTTCGACAGTGCGCTTTGGTTTTTCCAGCGCAACAAACTCTTCCATCTTGCAGACGACGGTGTATCGGACGAAGTAATTAAGATGATTACACGTCGTGTGAACGGTGGGTATCACGGTCTCGACGACAGGAAAGAACAGACCAAAAAGATTTACGGGTGGCTGACTTAGTCACCCTCTAATCTTGTCTGGCTGGCCAGTAAACATATTGAGACGTTGCTTTATCTCAGTGTTGTTCTCAGTAAATTCTGCGCCCAAGGCTGAATAGCCAATCTTATCTACCCAACTGTCATCATGGTCAGGACAGTTCAGCAACCTAGCTGTCTTGACCCAATCCATCATCAAGATAACGTGCTGTTCTGTCAGGTATCCCCGATCATTCATAGCCGCGCGTACAATTATGTTCCATCCATCGGCAATTTTACTATGGTTCTCGAACGCATCGCCATAGTCTTTTGCTCTCTGGCCATTGATAAGTTCTTTGGCCATGTCTAAAGTTTCATCGCGTTTCAATAGTGCTTCCCCCATAAAATATTTTCACTTCCAGCATCAGCCAATCGCGCTTTGCGCTTTCATCTCTAAGTTCTGCTCGCATGCTTACGCATTCCTCGCGCAGACGCGTCCGCTTCTCTCTGGCTCTGGCGTATTGTGCTTTGTTTTCTGGGCTAGATTTCTCAGCAAGCAACTCTGTTAGCCTGTCTGATATGGACAGTATCTCGTTTTCTTTGTCCTCGATCTGAGCGGATCGTTCAGAGATTGCTTCTGATAGCCATTTGTAATCTTCGCGGTATGTGTCAAAACTTTTCTGCATTACATCACTCCTTCGGTAACGGCTCGTAGAGCTTGTAATCTTGACACAAGGCAGACGCGTCCTTGTCGTGCTTGTTGCAGTGCCATCCACCATCTGGCTTTGGCCTGACGAACTGACAAGTCTGACATCTCTTGCCGACCTCTGCACCTTCCCAGCATGCGCCAGACTTGAAGCATCCTCGGCATCTCCAGTCTGAACTGTCGGTACTGATCTTTCTGGCACCACCATCAAGCACACGTTGAACGCGCTCCTTGAGATGGCTGAACTCGAACTCATCGTAGTCCACAATCTCTGCGTGGTACTCTGAGTTATTCTTACAGACAGCGATAAAGAAACTGCTGTGAATTTTTGACATGCCCATCATCATCATCAACTGGGCGTAGTATCTTGGATGCGAATATTTCACGCCATCCTTCTTAAACTTTTTGAATGAGGCATCGTTCATCGACTTGATTTCCAAGACGCGAAGTATCCCGTCGTCCAACTCGATGTGTCCGTCCATGTGACAGACGACGTGGCCTTCCCATTCTTCATATGTGTGCTGCCTGCCAGTCAGCCCATCAACTTCCCAAACCCGCACGTCAGCCTTTTCTTTAAGGTCTTTGACTACTTCGTCTTCGAGGATGTGGCCCAAGCGGAATATGCGCTTGAGGCGAGCGTCTGGCTCAGTGTTTGGAAATCCTCGCATACTGTATGCTTGGTATGCGTCGCAGGGATGTCCGACACCCGAAGCCCCAATGTATTCTCTGGCTCTGCCTTCTGTTTGTTTATCATATCCGTCGTCAATTTTAACAACAACTTCCGTAGCTTTTATGCTCATAACCTACCTCAAGGTTGGGGGGCGTTTCGCCCCCCTTGTTATTGTTAAAACGGGATTTCGTCGTCCAAGTCCTTTGCGGGTGCTTGTGCAGATGAAGCCGCAGACGCAGCTTGCTCATTCAACGCCATGAACTTTTTGATTTCACTGGTCGTCACCTCGACATTGTCGCGATTAATCCACGGCTTACCCATGCCGACGATGATCTTACACTCAAGGTTTTTCAGACTGGCCACATCACCGGGCTTGTCTGGGCTTGGGTGATTGCCAGCAATCAAGAAAGACTTCAACTGACGCATGCCAATCTCTTGCGCCTGTGAATTATTGTGAACGATGTTAAAGTTCATGCGGATGTCACCAGTTCCTGCCGCATCAACAAAGTCTGCCACGAGCTTCTTGTTGCTCGTGCTACCAATGGCTTCGACCTTCGCGTCTGTACATTTCACGGTGTACGTGCCGGGTTGCAGACGTGTGCTTCCACCGCCAGCTTCTACTTTTGATAGGTCGAGAGACCCAAATCCATTCCAATCACTCATTTGCTTTCTCCTTTGGGTGATGTTTCATCTTCTGGCGCAGACATCCGAGCCAGTAATTCTGTTACGTCATCTGACTTTTCATAAGCCTTCAAACGGTTGCGCGGATCGCGCGTCTTGCCGTGCCAACCAGACACCTCATCGGTCACGATGTACCGCTGAACCTTCGGTTTCCCTTGATCGTTCGGCTCTGTTGTGCGGACGCCGCACAAGACATGATCGAACAATGCAGGGACATGCTTCGACACCGCTTGGCCTTTAACGAGCGGCCAGTAATGCGTCATGTCGTTCGCATCCTTCTCTTCCTTGGCCAGACATGTGACGTACACATGCACAGGCAGGTCACGAACAGCCTTGAGCGCACCCAACATCATGCGGTTGTAATCACCCCACATGGCGAAGGCGTTCTTGTTGCCCTCATGTTGTTTCTCAAGATGCTCAATCAGACGCTCAGACAACTCAGTCAGGCTGTCGATAGCTACCCATTTGTAGCCAGCCTTCTTGAAGTCTGGAGATGCGATGAATGACCAGATGCCACGAAACGAATAGATGCCGTTGTCTGGGTCTTGCTTCCCATCCCATGACGAGAATGGCAGGTAGTCGATAGCTACGTCTTCAATAGATTTTAGCCCTGCTTCACCAGATAAGATCAAGCCCTTGCCAAATCGCTTCTGATAGTAGCGACATTGATAGGTCTTGCCGTAGCCATGATGGGCATACAATAAGGTTTTTGTCGGTTCATTTTCTGTCACGTCCGACGTCGACATTGGCTTAAACATTTGGGATCACCTTCACTTTCGGTCTGTCTAGTTTTCGGGTTAGTGCATAGCGCAAGGTTTCTTGCTCATGCTGTGGCAACTTCTGAAACTTGCGCTTGTCCACGCTAAGACTGCGCTTGATGTGGTCAGGAAGACTGCCCTCACCGAACTTTCTTTCCAGAGCTTCTTTGTCCCAAGACCAACGCTCAGAACGAGACACTATGACCTCAAACTTTGTGGTGGATTGGGCGATTTCCCCTGCTTCTTCGGGGAATAGATAGGCAATCTCATTTTCGAGTTGGCCTAGTCTGTCGGCGATAGCCTCGCTTTGTGACTTGAGTTTTGCGTACTCATCTGCAAGCGGCTCAAGTTTATTTGCTGATACATCAGCGGTTTGTGTTGTGCTGGCCGTGTCTTCAAAGACAGACCAACTGTCTACTTCACTCATATATACCTCCGTAAATCTGACACCAGCTACTACGTTTGGTGTCTTGTAAACACCTAAAGAGTATTATACATTATACAGAGACGCAAGTCTGAAAACAAAAAAGGAAGATTTATATGCAAGCGAAGCTGAACATCCAACGTCTGATTGATGACCTTGGTGGAGCGTCAGCGGTTGCCCAGATCGCAGGGGTTGTAAGGACAGCACCCTACGGATGGATCAATCGCGCATACGTTTCGAGCGTCGTCTTGGAGAGGATCAAGTCCCAGAAACCAGAACTAGACTTAGACTTATACTTTGAAGAGGATGATTATGACCAAGACAAAACTAGACGCGGCACTTGAATATCTGGACAGAGGTTGGAGCATCATTCCAATCAAGCCAGAAGGCAAGCGACCCGCAATCAAATGGCGAGAGTATCAAGACAGACTGCCAACTGAAGACGAAGTGAATGGATGGTGGGGTCAATGGCCGAACTATGACATCGCCATCGTAACAGGCGCAGTCTCTGGCTTAGTCGTCGTCGACTGCGATAACGAAGACGCATTGCATGCCGCATTCGATGCTGGCATGCGATCACCCATCCGCGTAAAAACAAAGCGCGGTGTCCATCTATACTTCGAACACCCCAAGGACGGTGTCAGACGCGGCCCTCGTGCCGGGGTCAACAGCCGGGGTGCAGACTGGCCGAAGATAGACGGGCTAGATTTCCGAGGCGACGGGAGCTACGCACTTCTTCCGCCATCGAACCACTACCACTGGGACTACCCACAGTATCTCGACTATGATGATTATCCTATGTGGGAAGACTGGCAACCAACCCTGTATGAAAAAGTAGAGGGTGAGTTCAGCTTCGAGGAGCTAGACCTGACGTCTGTGCAGCCGTTGCAGCCAGACGAATTTATATCAGAATGGGATCGCACGGCTAAGTATGTGCGCGATAACTTTCCGAACACACTCAAGATACCCACTGGCATGAGCAATGGGCGTAACGAGCGCGTGATGCGCCACATATCTGAGAGTATTCTTGAAGGTTACTTCGGCCCAGACCTGCGGGTCAGAGGCCACGC